AATTGCAGACTTCGGGATGAATTTTTCATCGATGATCGCAAGCCGTCCGGCCTGGTAGAGGAGATATAAGCTTTCGCCCTCTTCACGCTCGTCCATGACAAACTCTTCTCCACTTTTTCTTTCGATCATCGTCGCCCTTTTTTGATCTTCTGCCAAAAAATTCGCGTTCGCTCTCACTCTCAAATCAATCACCTCCCTTTTTTTCTCTCACCATCATTTCACGCAAAAGCTTAATAGCCTCTTCACGGCCCAGCTTCAGGGTGTCACCGATCTCGACAGGGATATAAGTTCCCTCCGGTCCCACATAACGAAAATCCCGGATCGCAACGAAATTTTCACCGATCTCGACCGGGGAAGCCTTGCTGCCATAGAACAATTGCTCTCCCAGAAAAGAAGACACTCTAATTTTATCCCCTGGCTGGATCTCGGTCATTGGGCCGTTAATGGTCCGCAGGAGAAAATTTCTCTCCGCGACGTAGAGTTTTGAATATTCGTAGCTGCATCCGTATTCCCAAATCTCATCATCCATCTTTTATCACCTCCTCTTTTACCAACTTCTGATAAAACTTTTATCAACTTCTGGTTTCAGCATTACCAATTAGTGATCCAACTCCGAATTTTCCCTTGTGGCCTGCCTGGTCGCGACCAGCCCCACTCTCCCCAACCCCAGGGATCGAATTTCGGGCGGGGCTTTGCGGGCGGCTGCTTCGCCTTCTTCTTTCCTGGCTGCTCCGCTGTCTTGGCTGGCTTCTTCTCTTTTCGATCCTTCTTCCTGAACCAATTCGAAATCATTGCCACTCCATAACCCAATTTCGACCGCTCCCCTGAGCAACCTTGGCTTCATCACCCTCTTCCCGATGCTGGAGACGGTCCACCAGCCCTTCGAGCTTCTTGGAATTAATCCCCAGGATCGCCAGGGCTGCCAGGGCATAACAGAAGCAATCAAGGCTGTCATTTCTTGCTCTGATTTTGATCCACTGCCGAACAGGGAAGCCCTTCACATATTTAGTCACGCATTTTTCCGCACTGAGCTGAGCGAAATATTCAGCATCGGCACTCATAGGGAAGTGACAATATCCAGGCCCTGGCTCCGAGATCCGCAGCCTCGCATAGATCAGCTCTTTACAGGTATCGCTCCCGACCGGGAAAAGGTGAACCTTGGCTTCATTACTGATTGAAGGTCTTGCCACAATGGGCCTGCCTGGCTGATTGATCCCCTTGATCGCATAGACGCGCCTGATCTGTCGGGGTTTGACGAAGTTATAAACGGACGCGGTGTGATGACCACCCGTGTCGATCGCACAGGCAGCGATTCGGAGGCTTGCACCTGATTCATGCTCCAGGGGTTCGTTCAGATATTGATCCAACTCTTCCCACGTCTGGGGCCTTGCTGGATCTCCGTAAATAATGGCGTGATCAATGACCCAGGACTCCTCGCCCTTCCCCCAGCCAACGACCGTGACTTCCAGCCTATCATCCATGACATCGACGCCAGCCGTGAGAATCCCAACCCCCAGCGGGATCTCTGGTCCATACTCCTCGCGCCTTCCAAAAAGAGATTGATCGTCCACTGAGTCACCTTCCTGCTCCCAACACTCACCCAGAGTGGTATTCACCCAGGTCTTTAAGGCGATGGGGTCCTTTTTCGATTCGAGAAAATCCTTTACAATGGCAACCCAGCCCTTCCATCCGATCGGAGAATAAAGAGACGAAAGATGGAAGCCTGCAATGTTGGCCGGTGTCTCTGGGTTAGTGGGCTGCCATTCACCGTTATCCAGCATCCATGTCTTGTGGTGTTCGGGGATTAGTTTCTCACATCCCTCGCATTTATAAGCGACGGAATCAGGAATCAACTTCCCTTTTTCATCTCTCTCAAAAACAATTCCACCCCATTGCAGCCATTGCTTATGCCCACAGAAGGGACACGGAACGAAATATTTTCTCTGATCGCTTGCTTCAAATTCCTTTTCGATGCGAGACACCCCCTTCACAGTTGGAGTTGATACCAGAAGGATCTTTCGCCTGGCAAACGTGGCAGCTCTTTTTTCAGCCAGCCCGACCGGATCCCCTTCACCTTCGACATCGTGGGGATATCCGTCGATCTCGTCAAGGAATAGGTAACGGACGGGCATGGAGCGAAGGCCCACGGCTGAATTTGCGCCTGTAATGATCATCACCCCGCCTTTAAATTCTTTGGATAGAATCGTATTCCCTGAGTCTCTTTCCCGTGGCTCTTTTACAAGACCTCGAAGGGCTGGCGTTTCTTCGATCATGGGAGCCATTCTCTGACGGGACCATCTCTTCCCCAGCTCCACAGTTGGCTGAACGACCATTAGAGGCCCTGGAGCCATGTGGATGATAAAACCCAGCCAATTATTTCCGCACTCCGTGCCTCCCAACTGACTACCTTTCATAAAAATCACTCGCTCGATGGGTGAAGATGGTGATAATGAATCCATAATCTCTTTTAAAAATGGTGTCCTGGTAGTCCTCCACCTCCCAGGCTCTGCGCTTGCCTTTTGTGGAAGGAATCGGAATCGATCACTCCACTCGGAGACCGTCATCAACGGATCTGGTTTGAGACCAGCTTCAAATGCTTCGCTGTAAATTCTTTTTGCGTTTGCCAGCATCTTTTTTCCCTGTGAGATCCTCTAAACCTTGACGAATTTCTTTCGACAGAATCGTCTCCACTTTGAAAGGGTCACTCTCCGCTGATAAGATTGACGACACCCGTGCAGGGATGTTTAAGAGCGCATCTCGCACCGTTCGTGACTTGCTGAAGGCGACCTGATATACATCGGCAGCAGGAATAAGAGATCCCTCCAGCTTCTTCAGTTGTAGTTCAGAGAGATCGGCTTTCAGCCTGGTCCACCGTTCCTGCTCTTTCTCTTTTCCATCACCACGGCCCTGGATAAATTTGATATACCCCTGGACGGACCGATCCAGCGGATATCCCTTCGGGGTGGATGGTGGGATCACGCCGGCCTTCGATAGTTGCCCGACCCGCTGGGTGGTGAGTCCCAATATTTCTGATAAACGTTTTGGTTTTACATGGTCCATCTCAACGCACCACCTGAAAGAAAATGAAAAAAAATACCTCAATCTCTAACGAGTTGCTGACGTTTGAATATCCTCAGCTCCATTGCCTACGGAGGACCCGTTAATCCTCTAAAGGTTCGACCTCTTGTTCGTTGACCTCGACGGTTTCAAAGCCAATCGAGTTAGGTGCCTGCACACGACACACGATGATCCCAACATCGACAACATACAACTTCTGTTCAGTGAGTTTGTGTTTGACGAAAGTGAATCGTTCTACCATGTCCTCTCCCTCCTTTTTAAATCCTGGCTACAAAAGCCTTGTCGAAAGATTGATTGAATCTTTGCTGAACGTGTTTAGAAAATGAATCCCGTATAACTTCAAACCATCTCAACCTCACTTGGTAAGACGGCGACCTGACGAAGATTAAGATGCACTTGATACTGCCATTGGCCATCTTCTCATAGACTCCGGGGTGAAGATTCCCACCTGGATTTTTAATCATGAAGAAGTTTCTAATTCTTCCTTTCCCTCTCTTCCCCCTCACGTTCATTGAGTATCCCACTTCAGGAAAGGCTTTGAGTGCTGACAACATCTGGGTGATCTGTGATCCTGGGATATTCCCATATTGATTGAGTCTTGCCCCTGCCCCTGGCACGTAATAGCTCCCCAAATACTTCTCGCTTCTTTTCATTGGCCTCCCACCACCGAAGATCTGCGGCTTTAGATATTCACTGGCAGGAGTGCCTTTTCCAGCCCATTCCTTGAGGCCAATGTCAACGCTCATATCGGCACTGTTCAATTTCGTGTAAACTGAGTTTAGAGTGTAGGGCGTGGGTCTGTCAAAGACTTTCCTCATCTCTTCCTGAATTGCTGGCTTTACATCAAGGCGGGCCGTATCGTTGATGGCGTTGAGAAGCACCTTCCTGATCCGTTCTTTTGAAAGTAATTTTTTTACTTCTTCCAGCCCTTCAAGTTTAAATTCCATCTTCAACATTGTCTGCCCTCCCTTTCCTGGCGT